CTACTTTTGTGCACTTAATCTTAAAGTTAATCTATCATTCTGTTGTGTGGATTTATTTGCCTCAGTTACATCTTGTTGTTGTGTTAAATAGTCACGATTTATTCCTGTCATTGCACTAAGATGAAAGACTTCATCATCTAAATTTTCAATTAAATAAATATAATAGACATCTTTATCACTTTTCAATTTTAGCGTATGCCATATCGACTGCTTAGCTGATAACACATCAGCTGATATTTTTTTGATAAATAAGTAACGTTTACTACCAATTTTATTTATAAAATATGGTACTGACTGCTGGCTTTCAGTAACATCATTCGTTACTTTTGCCATATTGTCACTATTAAAATTAATTTTAGCAAATGGTTTATTATGTTGTTCAATAATAAAAGATTGATTTAAAAATTTATCTTTGTTTGAGCATCCATAAATGCCTAATATCATTAGTAGTAATCCTACCACAACCACAATTTTGTAATTTGAGTTTTTTAAGATCATCATGAGCCACCTCTATTTTAAATATATTTTATATTATAACAAAATTATTTATTTAGAGGATTAAACGATTGAATCTATTTTCTTACAACATTAAATTGTGAAATTTTGAGTTTTATAACTAGTATAAATTTTCTTTGCTATTTTTTTAAAAATTAAAGTATTGTTACAACTAATTTGGTATTATAAGAATATGTATACAAGGTATATATAACCTGTATAAGTTAGTAAAATAATTTGAATTAATACAACAATTTGTTTTAAACACAATAGAACATTTTAAATAAAAATATGGCTTGAATGCTCGATGTAGCGATTACATTATGGAGTTGAACCGTTGACGGTATTTGAATATAAACAAATATAAACAAAGGAGAATAACAAAATGAAATTCAAATTATTAGGCGTATCTTTACTATCGTCAGCATTATTACTAACAGCATGTGGGCAACACGAAAATAATACGGATAAGAATGATGATAAGAAAACTGGTCATGAGAAAAAGACGAAAAATAAAGAGTCAGAAACTAAAAAACAAACAAAAAAAGATAATAATGAACATGTAGATAAGTCTAATAATCAAAAGAAATCAAACTATACAAATCCGCAAAGTATAATTAGCCCAAAACAAGCAGAAGTCATTGTTCATGATGATTATATTAATAATGGTGCTACTGAGGCACAAGTAAAAGAATTTAAAACCAATTTACAAAGAAGTAATGAAAATCAATATCTTGTTGAATACTTAGTTGCTGATGGTGCTGGTTATCCGATCAACTGGGCTGCTACCGTTGATAAAATTTCTGGAAATATTACAAGTAAATTTAATGATATGACCGATAAACAAAGTCAAGAATATGAAAAAATTCAAGAAAACAGTCCTATGTACCCTAGTAAAACACCCAACAAAAATAACGATAAAAAAGTTGATTTAAATAATTTACCTGCATTGGATTTTTCAATAAACGGAATGTCACGAGAACATCAAAAACAAGTTAATCAATTGAGCATTCAGAAAGACAACGGCGAAATCAATCAGCATGAATACAATGAAAAAGTTTCTGCTATTATGAATAATGAACTTGAAAATAATCAATAATATATCGAATAAAAGGAGGTGTTTAAAATAATGAAAGATAAAAATAAAATAATTGCAATCGTTGCTACTATTATTTCATTCTTAGTTATGGCTTTACCTATAATATGGTATACCGCAACAGTTTTATGGTTCTTACCAGGTGCAGTCATTATTATAATTGTCATGTTTTTATTATTATTCTTATATTTTAAAACTAAAAATGATATTCATTTATTACTATTATTAGTTAACATTATCATTCTGTTATTTTATTGTATTCCATTGTTATTGTCATAAATTGTAAAATGAGGAGAAACGAGAAATGAAAATTAGATTATTAGGTAATATTGGATTATCGATTGTCCTCAATTTAACTACAATTAGTTGAATTGGGGACGAATCTAATATACTAAACAAGAGTAAAATTTAATTTTTTAATTTAACATTTAAAGGAGATAATAAAAATGAGAATTGCAATGCTTTTGATTAGAGTTATGTTGGGAATAACATTTATAGCTTATGGTAGCCAGATGGTTTTTAGTGGTTTTGGTGAACCAATGGCTATGATGACAAAATTAGGATTCCCCGCATTCTTTGGTATCTTATTAGGATTATTTGAATTTATCGGAGGAATATTACTAGTCTTAGGAGTTCTTACTAATTATGTTTCTGTGGGAATTATCGTAGTAATGTTAGGAGCACTCTTCTATATTCATATTCATCAAGGTTATATTGCTTCTCAATACGTAATTACTTTAATAGTAATGAGTATTGCTGTAATACTTTCAAATAGTTGGAAAAAAATTATACAAATATATTAAGGCACTGAACCCTTAAAACGGGAACTTAATAAAAACACTATATTCTAGGCTGCTAATTTTCTAAAATCTATAGGAGAAAAGTAGCCTAGTTTTTGTTGAATTCTAAATTTATTATAATAATCAATGAATTTTTCCACAATATCAATTACAATGTTATTAGAGCTACTAAGCTCATTGTTGAGATAAAAGGTTTCACACTTTAGCGAGGAATGGAAACTTTCTATCGGGGCATTGTCAGCAGGTGTTCCCTTACGGAACATGCTTCTGATAATGCCTTTTCTTCGCATAAGTGATAGTAAGAATACGATGTATATACACTTCCTTGATCGCTATGTAGTATACAACCCTCAGGTAGATCTAGTTGATTTAATGTTTCATTAACTAAATTTTGATCCTGCTTAGTTCCTATTTTATACGCCACAATCTCTCCGTTGTAAAGATTCCATAATTGAAGATAAATATAACATCGAATTACCGAACGGTAGATAAGTAATGTCTGTTGTTAATACTTCCATAGGTTGTTCAGCTTGAAATTGTCTTTGTAATAAATTATCTGTTTTATAATAAGAAGGACCAGATTTTTTAGACTTTTTAGGTCTAACTCGACAATTCAAATTGTTCTCCTGCATAATTCTCTGAATTCGTTTATGATTAACAGGTACAGAAGATGATTGATTAATTAGCGCTGTAATCTTACGATAACCGTAGGTGAAATTGTTCTCTTCGCATAATTCAATAACTTTTTCAGTAGTATAGTCTATTTTAGTTTGATTTATTTTCCATCGATAATATGTCGATGTGGGTATGTTTAAAACCTCAAGTATCATTTTGATTGAATACTTATCCTTCAATTCTTTTACTAATTCTATAACTACTGCTGGAACCACTTCCTTTCCAATTCTTTGTACTTTTTTAAAATGTTCAATTCAACATCTTTTCTTTTAAGCTCTAATTTTAGTTTTTCAAATTCACTTAATTCTTCAATACCCTTGCCATAACTGTACTGTTTTCCTACTTGTTGAGAAAATCTATAACTTTCTCCATTTCGATACCAACGCCACCATTTATCGACCTGTGTTCTATTTCTAATATTTAAAGTCTCCATAATTTCTTTTGTGGTATATCCAGCTGTCTTCATTTCAATAACTTTATTTTTAGTTTCTAGTGAATAAGATACTCTTTTCATAGGAAAACACCTCCGTTTAGATTCATTTTACACGAATTCAACGGAAGTGTTTTTATTTTATTCCCACTAATTGGGGTCAGCTCATTATGTTTAGCGTTCTTTTATTTTTTTAACATTGTAATGCTTGAATCTTTAATGATATCAATTAGAGAGATTTTACTATCTTCAGTTAAACGTTGTTCATTTTTACTAATCTTTACAAAAGCGCTTAAATATATTGTTAAAATTGATGAGCAGATTCCAGCTAATACAAACGGTAAGAATTCATTCGCTTTATAAAAAAAACTTAATAAAGGAGAAATTATAATGATGAATAAAATAAATATTTTAGTATTATTGAAAAGAACCTTTGAAAAGTCACTTTGTTTTACTGATTGACTGATCCACGATTCAAATGTTTCTGAGAATAACGTCTCAGACAAAGCCCAAGTTAGTAATAATATTATTAGTATCAGTACATTAGAGGAAAGTGGAAATAAAATCCAAGTTATTGAGAGACATACGAAAGAAGTTATTAAATTGAATTTAATTCCAATTTTATCAGCAATCTCACCGGAAGGCACCTCAAATATGAATTTCATTATTTCAAAAACAGTTCCTATTACTCCTAACAAAAAAAGGTTATATCCAGAATTATACAAATATATAATCCAAATCGGAGCATAAAACCCAATAGTAAAACCTCTTAAAAGTGAAACTATATATAGCTCTTTCATACTAACTATACAACTCCTTTAAATATGTAGGCTTTGTCTTTTTTTAGAAAACATCACTTTTAAGAGTTTGGCATTTACATATCTAATAAAAGGCTCATATGATCTGTCTTCTGAAAAATTTAAGTTTAAAGCTTTTATTAGTTCATAAAACTCATGATCATCATTGGAAATTTTTTTAATAATTGATAGTTATTGTATTCGTTGAATTGTCAAGTTAAATATCAGAAAATTTTATAAATTTAGACTTAATTTAAAAACTTATTATACTGAAGGATTATTCGGTTTTCGGTTCTAGTATTGAATTAACTTTATGGTCTTTTTGTATTTCTAACATATTTAAATCATCAACATCTTTAAACTTATCTGCCTTTCCCTCTTTAATAGTTAAATCATACATAAAAAATTTATTATCCTTTTCTTCCAACTGATATACATACCAATCTTTTTTATCTTTACTATTTAAGTTATCAATCTCAACAGTTTGATATCCAAAATTTTGAATATCTAATATTTCTCTGTCCATCTTAGGAAGTAATAAAAATTGTTTTCCATCAACTTCTTTTAATTGATATTGTCCTCTAAATTCTTGACCAGCATTATATTTACCCTGAGCTGATTTTACTATCAATTCATTATCTTTACCAAACTCCATAGTTGCATCAAGTTTATTATTTTGAATTACATTAAACTTTTTGCCATCTAAATCAGATTTACCACATCCATATAAACTCACAATGGCTAACATAAAAACGAGTATCAAAAATATTGATTTATAATTTAGTTCAAATATTTTCATATCAATACCTCCAATTAAATAAACTAATTATATTATATTATATAAAATTAATAAAAGTAAGCTGCTTAAGCTGCTATAGTTTATTTTTTTGCCTGGCTTTTATGATTATTCACATTGTTCTTATCACTAAAATTAATTAGGTTTGGAAAACTTCGTGAAAATGAATTAATAAGAATATACCTTTTAATATGATTTTATTTTAAAGGTTAAAAATATAGAAAATATGTTTTTTAATTTAGCAATATGCTTAATTAGTCATGAATATTAAGTAAAATGATGTAAAAGAGAGTTATAAAGTAGAGAATAGAATTAAATTATGAAAACATTTAAATGGCAAAAAAAATAAATATTCAATCCGGAATGTAGTAGTATGCAAAAAAGATTATGATTTTTTAATAAGTATATTGATGAATACAATAACTATTATCAATGTTTATATACGTTTTTTATTAATACACTTATATTTATGACCGTCTTTTATTAATTCATATATGCTAACTTGTTTTCTTGTATAAATAAGTCTGTTACGCCTGTTTTTATTCAATTAGTTGAAACCTCTAATTTAACAACTAAACATATAAAAAAGAGAAACAAAAAAAGGATTTAACAACCACTTTAAATTTGTGATTGCTAAATCCTATCCAAAATATCACTAACAATATCCATAACTAAAAAATAAATATAATATAATTTTTATTTTTACAGGTCATAAACTATTGTAACACCCTGTGCTATATAATATATTTAAATAAGTGTTATCTGTTTAAATTATACGCCAATATAATTTAAACTAAACACCAGATATGAGGATAAGTCTAGTCACTAGGTAGATAGTGGTTAGATGATGTAAAGTTGATAAACGCCAATTTATCTTCTTTATTCCCCTTTTTTATATGTCTAAATTTAATATATATCAATAGACATATAATAATTCTTATTTGATTAATGCTAATGTAGCCGATATTAAAGTTGTTTATCGAGTTAAATTTCAGAATATTTTATAAATTATTTCTAGGTTACAAATTAATATTAGTTTACATTGTCATTAGGTTCTAAAATAGAGTTAATATCATTTTTATCATCTTCTTTTTTTATTTCTAACATATTTAAATCATTAATATCTTTAAACTTATCTGCCTTTCCCTCTTTAATAGTTAAATCATACATGAAAAATTTATTATCCTTTTCTTCCAACTGATATACATACCAATCTTTTTTATCTTTACTATTTAAGTTATCAATCTCAACAGTTTTATATCCAAAAGTTTGAATATCTAATATTTCACTGTCTAGTTTAGGAAGTAATAAAAATTGTTTTCCATCAACTTCTTTTAATTGATATTCTCCTCTAAATTCTTGACCTGCATTATATTTACCTTCTGCTGATTTTACTGTCAATTCATTATTTTTGCCAAACTCCATTGTTGCTTCAAATTTATTTTTGTGAAATACTTTAAAACTTTTGCCATCTATATCTGATTTACCACATCCATATAAAGCAACAATCCCAACTACAATAACTATTAACATCATAAACGATTTACTAAATTTAAACATTTTATAAACACACCTCCAATTAGATAAAATAATTATATTATAAATTATTAAATAAAGTAAGTTGGTAAAATTTATTTTTTACTGGTACAAAGTTAATATTTTTTATACTAGCAATAGTATATTGATTTTGTGCATTTATTTTCATGATTTCCAATCTATTAATATTACTTAATTCTCCTTTCTTATGAGTTATCATATAGACACTCCACTCTACTAATTCATCAATTACATTTAACATATGTCACAACTTCACATTCTTTTGTAATTAATCTATTTATTTAGCTTGTATATTGATTTAATAGAAAAAGTTTTCAATAATCGAGTAGGAGGATAACCATTATTTGATTATCCGTCCTCTCACACCACCGTGTGTACGGTTCCGTACTCGGCGGTTCAATATCTTGCGTAAGCCGCCTCTGCGAGTTGGGTTAATGATTTCAATCCCCACTTGTAGAGGCGTTTTGTTGTAAGTGCACGATGAACTGTAAATGTCAATAAAAGAATGTACAAAAATGATCGTTTAAGTATGTACAAAATTGTCATTCTGTCTTTTCAACTTTCGTAAAATGGTCTTTTAACCGATAAGATTTTCCTGTTATTTTAATGACATTTGAGTGATGTAATATGCGATCTAAAATGGCATTTGCTATTTTAGGGTCTTCAAATATTTCATTCCATAAATTAAAATTAATATTTGTCGTAAAAATGGTACTTTTCTTCTCGTACCTTAAATCAATAAGTTGGAAAAAGAGTTTGGCATCTTCACTATCAATAGGTAAATAGCCTATTTCATCAATAATTAGTAATTTATATTTACTATAGTGCTTGAGTCTATTTTCTAATCGATTCTCTAATTGAGATTTTTTCAAATTTTGTATTAAATCATGACATTTAATGAAATAAGTACTTACTCTTTTTTTCGCTGCTGACATACCAATTGATGTAGCTAGATGTGTTTTACCTACGCCACTTGGACCTAAAAAGACAATGTTCTGTTGGTTTTCTATAAATCGTAAATTAGTAAAATCTACGATTTCCTGTTTATTGATGTTAGGTTGAAATGAAAAATCAAAATCACATAGTTCCTTCTTAAAAGGGAATGCTGCTACCTTAACCATTGATTCAATCATATTCTTTTCTTTAACTGCAATTTCATAATCACTTAATTTAATTAATGTATCGACAAATGTTAAATCGTTAGTGATACTAAAATCTATTACCTCATCTAAATGATTAATCATTTGATTCATTTTTAAATATGCTAGATTATCTTTTAAACGTTGGTAGTTAGTTATATTAGTCATCATACATGTCTCCTATCGTTTTTAAATTATCTAAGGCGAGCTGATTGATATCATCATGGTCTCCATAGGAGACAGCTAGCGTTTCTAAATAATGCTGTTGCTGATAATTTAATTTGCGATTAGTAATAGGATGCTCAACGATTAATTTAGTGTTATAATAAACAAACAAACGTTGATCATAAACTTGAACTTCAACCGTTTTTCCAAAGTATTCAGCTGGTACTGAATATTGATTGGAGCGATATGTAATCATATTCGAACGATTGACTTTCAAATATTTATGTTCTACTTTATATGAGTTTCTTACATGGACATTGGGTAATGGCTGTAAGAAGCTCTTTTCTTTTTTTACTTCAATTACTGGTATTTTACCTGTCCCATTATGCACTGAGTAATTCAAATGATCATTTAATTCGGCAATAAATTGTGGAATTTCATGTAAGTATAATTGTCCTTGATAGGCATGAATTTCATCTAATATTTTCATAATAGATTCTACTTTACCTTTTGTTCTAGGACGGCCAGCTATACACGGCTTTACTTTAAAATTAAAATCATCAGCGAATTGTTTGAATTTAGGATTAACTTGTCCACTAAACGTTTCAGTCCTAGGTTGACTCATCACTGTTTTCATATTATCTGTAACAAGTTCCTCTGGAACACCTTCAATAGATTCAAAAGCTTGAACCATTAAATTAAGTAACACATCTAAAGATTTACTCATCGTAACTTGCATTATTTTAAAGCGTGAATAAGACAGAAGTAATACGCCAATATTTAAAGATACCTCCTGATGATCCTTCGTTTTAAATCTTATATCTTCCTTCCAATCAAATTAAGCTTGGCAACCTGGTTTTGTTTCAAATCTAGTTGTCCCAACAGGCGTTGACTTTTGTCGTCCTTTTTTAAAATAATTATTGAATGAATCATGTTTTCTTATATATGTTCTAAATGTGGAATACGCACAATTTAGACCATGATTATCTTTAAGGTACTGCCACAGCACACGTTTATAAAAGAATTTCTGTTCACATTCTTCAGACAATAAATCTTTTATTAAATCATAATAGGGATCAATTTTAGATTGTTTTTTTCTATTAACCGAAGGTTTAAAGCCATTTAAATACTTTTCTACTGTTCTTCGATCTACATTCATTTGTCTTGCGATTTCACTTTTATTAATTTTCATGTTTAAGCTCTCCATAACAATTTTTAATTTTGGTAAATCTGAAAGAGTTGTAACTTCATAATCCGTATTTATATCTAAAGATAATTTCATTGTTATTCACCTCAATAAAATTATCTCTAAATTTTAAAGATTGTACATACTTAAACAGTCAAAAGTGTACATTATTAAATTATCATTTCCACAATTGTCCCCATTTTGTTAATTAATTGGTCTGTGTCGAAAGTTAAGTCTGGTAAGTTTAATTTGATATCCAATCTACTTAATAACTCAATGTATTGTTTTTCTTGGAAGTCTTGTTGGAATGGTGGCACGAATTGATTGTGTGTATACTGTTTACCTTCGTTGTTTTCAAAAACGATTGTGAAATATCTGTTCTCTTTATCGTTAAATTCAACCTTTGCAACTTTTACAGTAAATTCTCCAGCTCCGAGAAAATCTCCACCTTTTAAGAATGCCTCTTGATTAGTTTCATTAATATGTTGTGTTTGTCCTGTAATTTTCATATTTATATACCGTCCTTTATGTTATTTTTGTATAATATATTTAATTCTAATTTTTGAAAGTGAGTGATATTTTTTGAAATACAAAATCCGATTGTTAAATACTCAAGGTTCTGCATATGGAAAATATGATATAGAATTACCAAATTATTGTCCTTGGTGTAAATCCAATATAAGTCCTTCTATACTAACTACAACTCCATTTGATACAAGTAATAAAGACTTTCCAGTGTCATTAACTCTACAATGCCCTAGTTGTAATAAGCACTTCTTGCAAACCTATAAGGTTAATTTCACAGACGGAGGTTACATTGCTGAACTTAAAATGGATAATGACAAACCTATACCTGAAACATTGTTCGAATATCCAAGTGAAATTGATAAAATAAGTAAAGAATTCAAAAATATTATTATTCAAAGTTCAAATGCAGAAGGTTTAAAATTTGATCATTTAGCTGGTATCGGATATAGAAAAGCAATTGAATTTCTTGTTAAAGACTATTTAATTAAATGTAAAAATGAAGATGAAACTAAAATATCGACGCAACAACTTGGACAATGCATTTCCAAAATTGATGATGCAAGAATTAATAATTTAGCACGTGCAGCTAGTTGGATTGGAAATGATGAAACGCATTATGTTAGAAAACATGTTGATAAAGATGTACAAGATTTAAAGAAATTTTTACACGCTTTAACTGCTTTAGTAAGTTTAGAAATTAGTGTTCATGAAGCAAATGAATTCATTAATAAAGACTAAATATTTTTTTCAAATATAAACGTGTCATTTAAGTCATAATATCTTTCAACTTTTCTAATAGGATCTTCATTTCCATTTCCTTTCAAACAAATAATTTTAATTAATTTAACTACATCAACTGCTTCCGGCGGTTGATGTGTTATATTAGTTTTTTTCATAGTATATTACCATCCTTTTTAGTTTTATTAGTTTCCGTTTCTGATTGCTTGTACTACATCGTTAATACTTGGATTGATAAAGCGTTTATTACTTATTGTTACGTTACTAGCGTGTCTTATCTTAGTTTCAAATAGATTAGATGGCTCAGCGTTTAACACGTATTGATATCTCTTTTCTCCGTTCTCTTCATGTTCTTCTATAGTCATTCTTGCTAACACATCAGATTGACTTACAACTGCTTTTTTAATCTGATCTTGCGCCTCAATGGTGATAGTAGGATTGATTGTGCTACCCTCATCATCTTTATCTTTGTTGATGCCTTCATGACCACTTATCGCTAAATGGAATTGGTATTTTTCTTGTAGCTTAGAGATAAAGCGATAAATACTCACAATACGTGTAGCGCATTCGCCCCAATCATTAAATGTTGGCTTTCTGCTCTTGCCGTCCATGATGTCGTCCATTGTGATGTCTCGTAGCTTTTGAATAGTTTCTATTACTACTACATTGATTTCTTTTCCGTTAGCTCTTAGTTTTTCTATAACTTCCGGTAAGTGTTTAATTAAGTATGAAAAGTGTTTGTAGTTTTTAATTTGAGCTACTGCACCATCTTCGGTTACAGTTGTCCCATCTTCGTTAATATCTAATACTAGAGCGTCATTATTCTTAGTTAAGAATGTTGTTTTACCAGTCACCAAACTTTCCATAAATCGCAAATTTGTAGAATTTATCAGCATTCTGTTTAATAATATCTTTAACGCCTAATTGAGTTAAGATGTCTACTTCTTCATTAGCTTGTTCAGTCATATTCAACCTTCTCATATGTGTCATCTTCCGTATGTGTATGTTTGACTGCTACATGTGCGTTCATATCGATGACTGACTTGTCTATGCCGTCAAACTCTCTTCCGTCTCTTCTATCAGTTGAATACTTAATCGTATCGTTCTGTTCGGTAGATCGGTTAGTTACATACAAGCCAGTTTCTCTGTGCTTAATTAGATGAGTTACTGTTTGTTTCATCAATTAATTCCTCCCCTGCAATAACAAGTTTCATTTGTTCGTATACTTCTTGAGCCTCTTCGTCGGAGTGGTGAGGATAAATCATTAAAGATTTATTTGAATGTCTGTAACTGTCATCAAAATGTGTGAAATCAACCGTTACACTTCCATCGTCCCTCTTTTTAAATTGGCACCACGCCTCTATATCTGAATGTAAAAGTAATTCATTTAGCTCATTAGCAATTCTTAATAATGTATGTTTCATAGTAATCACCATTTCATGACTAAATTCATTAGTCGGTCTCTTTCATCAGTATTTTCTTCAATCCATTCGCGCATAGCTTGTTGTAGATTGTCTGTAGCAATGTATATGTCGCTTTCTTCTTCGATGTTCATGCCAGCAATATATCTACCTTCCAAATCTAATACGCTAATCAACACGCCATAGTCTTGTTTCTTCACTGCCAATTGAAGTCAAAGCCCTCAAATCTGATAACTTTCTGTGCGACGTCTCCAATTTTGTAATACATACTTGACTACCTCCGTTATATTTCGTATATTTTAATTAAGTTATATTTCGTATATTTTAAATTTTTGACTGTTACTTGTTGGCGCAAGTTTTAGTCTTTTTTATTTGTCGAAAAAAGTGGTTGTTGTAGAAAATGAATGCTACGATACTTGCGAATGCGCCTACTGCCAATGCTGTAGTAAATTACAGAAACGGTAGTAGGACAATGCTTATTACTGTGAAGATTAATGTTGCGATTAAGTAACTAGCGTATTCTTTACTCATTTTTTCACCCCTTTCCTCACTTGCTGTTTTTTTATCTCCATCTTTTTCTAAGGGTGCTATAATACCTTCTTCTCTTAATACTTCGTGGATAAGACCTCGTTCATATAAGAAGTTAAACCAATATGTCGCCATTTCATCGCTCATTGATATCACCTCCTTTAACCGAAAATCATATGAAACTTATCTTCTAAAAATTGTTTCATTTTACTTCTGATAAATCTATATTCATCATTGTTATTGATTGGATAATGTACAAAGGTTTCAATCTCTTTTTTGAATACTGGAACTTCTAAAATATTAGCTTTCAACCAATTACGTGATTTACTTGTTTCTGCCTCAAGGTCTTTCATAGTCCACCATGTTTTAGTGTTCATGATCATCATTCCTTTCGTGTATAATGTTGTTATTTCTTTTGTGAAAGGAGGTGTGTTGAATGAAAGCTGGGTTACATATTTCTAATGATAAATTTGTTGAAGTCGATAATTTAGAAAAAGTAATAAAGTCATCTCAACGCGGAATTGTTGAAATATCAAAGGAAATTATTAAAAACTCCTTGTTCACAAATGGATCATATACTTTTGTTGGTGACAAAGTAGTAGCTATCGCTTCAGTTAAAATCGAATTCATCGAATTTATCGATTAATTTCTTTAAGCAACTCTGCAACTGCTCGTAACAGTTCAGGGTTATTTCTCACTTTCAAATTATGATTTGCATGTCTTAATAAATTCAGTTTAAGTTTGTTTTTTTCTCTAATTATTTTTAGTTTAAGTAGCATCTGTTTCCTCCTTAATCATTCAATTTCGTTTCTAATTGATACGTCATCTCAACGCTTATTTCTGCTATACTCCTTATTAGGAGGTGAGAGTTATGAGTTATAAAGAATTAAAATGTATTGATATTTTGCTTAAATTAATCAGTGATGATTTAAAATTAGACTTTTCATACAAATTAATTTGTAAATGGAATAATCAATTTGTAACGTTAGACTTAACTTTGCCCCTTCATTTAAATGGCGAATTTTATCTTTCGGAGCCTAAAACTATTTCATCTATTTTTGATAATAAAGAAATGCTTTATACAGAAGTCAGTTCCAAATACAATGCATTCAAAGAAAAATTTAAATTTAACCAATTGTTAAACTATTACAAAAACAAAGAAACAAATTATTTAATGATTTACCTTTTAGAAAATAATTATTTTTACAATTTCGACATAGATTGCTCTGATTATGCATATAATATCGTTTCTTTAGACAAAAGCTGGAACATACCGATCGTAAAAATCGATAATGATTTAGAATTTATTTCTTTTCAATTGGTAAAACATGGACAAAATTAGACTCATATTGTAATTTTGCATGAACAAGATTAAGGATCGCGTATGCTTCCTCATACGTTGGTTCTTTTTTCTTTATTGATTGAAGTATTTCGTTAGCCAGTTCCTGATGCTCTGTTTATAAAATTCTTCAAACGCTTTCTCTTTCAATTTGTAAACATGAAAAATATGACCTCTACTTAACTTGTTTTCTCCTTCCATTTGATTTCCTCCTTTAATCCATCAATTTCATTTCTAATTGATACATCGTTTCGTAAGACGGTTGCCATCTTTCAACAAATCTGATTGCTTCTTCATAACGTCCTCGCGGTATACAGTTATAACTCGGAACTTCGAAAATGTTCTTAATACTTTTGTATATCTCTGCGAACAATTTGCGTGATACTTGGTTGTAGTAACCATTGAATTTATTTCTTACAACTTCGGCTACCTTTTGCGCTACTAACTTTTGTATATGTTTAGCTTCTCCGTGCATGATTGGGTATGTTTCTTCAATTCTAGTTACACGTTCGTCTAATTCTGTGTTACCTTTTGCGATTAATTGGATTTGTTCAGATGTTGTTAATGGTTTAACTTGGTATGTCCCAGTTTTACGTAATGTCGGTAAAACTTCTGATGTTACCCAACGTTTAAATCGTTTAGCACTTTCTAATTTTGATGAGAATATTAGACTATACAATCCAGATTCGTTGATGATGGTCATTTTTTGAGTTCCACCAGGGGTGCCCTGAATTGGGGCATCCTTTTTATCTTCACTATCAACATATTTTGAAATCGCATTCCGTGCTTTTGAATACCCTAATACTTCAGCCACATCTTTTCCAACAAAATACGGTTCCTCATCAACTGTTAATGTTCTTACTGGTAATTCTTCGAAATTAAATGTCTGTAAATCGTTCATTTTGTTTCCTTCTTTTATCACTTTAAGTGATATTGATATTAAATTTTTTAGCTTTTATAAAATCAACTTCAGTGTTGAATAATTTGGCTAAAGCATAAAGTTGTAAACCTTTTAATTCAGCATCATCTTTTTCCCATCTTATATTAGATTGTTTAGTAACTCCTAATTTATCAGCTACATCTTGTTGTGTCATTTTCGAATTAGTACGCCATACTTTTACTGGAAATTCTTTAAAATTCTCTGGCATTTCGTGTCACCTCCTGTGGACATTTACAACTGTACTATCACTTAAAGTAATATATTAACACTTAAAGTGATATTTATTTTGAAAAAGTAATATTTTGTGTTGTAAAGTGATATCACTTATGGTAAATTAATATTACATTAAGTAATACTAAAGGAGCAAAAACATGGAATATAAAAGTGCTAGAAAAATTTTATCGGAGAATTTAAGACAACTTATGAAAGAAAACAACATCACTCAAGTAGAATTATCTGAAGCTATAGGCGTAAGTCAATCCACAATCTCTAACTGGCTAAAAGAAGTGAAATACCCTAGAATTTCCAAAGTACAAGAATTAGCTAATTACTTTAATGTTCCTAAATCTAAAATCACAGAAGATAAAAGTATGCAACAAGATACTATCGCTGCTCATTTAGATTATTCAGATTTAACAGATGAAGAAATGGAGGAAGTACAACAATTTATTGAATTTGTTAAGAATAGAAAGAAATAACAAAGGATTGTTTTTATGGGACGATATGAAGATTTAATAATTAAATATAATTCAATAACTATTAACGAAAGTTTAGATATGCCTCAGTTCTTATCTGGCATATATATGAATGGAGAAATTTTCATTAATGGTAATAAAGATGATGAAACCAAATTAGAAACACTAGCTTAAGAAATAGCTCACCACAAAATCACTTACGGTAACATTATAGATGACAAAGACATGTTAAACCGTAAGTTCGAGTTGAAAGCTAGACGCTTAGCCAATGAAGTGTTGATAACGCTCAACGATATTGTGAAAGCATTTAAACAAGGTATACATAATCTACATGAGTTAGCTGAATATTTTGAAGTAACGCAACAGTTTGTTTTAAATACAATCGAACATTACAAGCAAAAATATGGATTAAACGCTCAATGTGTTGATTATGTAATTAAATTTGAGCCATTGAGAGTATTTAAATATAAACAAATATAAATAAAGGTGGTTGACGGATCTGGACTTTAATAAAAAAGAAAAAGCATATAAATCGTTTTTAAATTCTACAACTAAGTTAATTGATACATTTAATAAAGCAAATAAGAAAAACAGAAAAATAAAATATTTACCAGAGTGGATAGATTTTTATGCCTCCCATCTGCTAGAAGAAAACTCATATTCCACCAATAGAAGGTATTCTGTATACAAAAAAGGGACAATTGTTTATGTTAATTTAGGAAGCAACATTGGCAAAGAATTCTCAGGTAATCATTTTTGCATAGTTTTAGATAATAAGGATAATCCAAATAAAGAAACTATTACAGTAATTCCCTTATCTTCAAAACAATCAAAGCATTACATTCAACTAGAATCTTCTATATTGGACATTACTATTATTAAATTAAATAAAGAAGTTGATCAATTATACAAGGAAGCTGACAATTTAAAAAACATGGCAAATGACATTATGAACAAGCATGAAGCAACAATAAAAGAAAAAGCATCTAGAAACATGTTACTTTATAAATACGGTTATATTACAGAACATTATATGAACAAGTTATACTATGAAATTGAAAATCTAATAAAAGACGAGGCCGAAGCTTATAAAAACAATATAAACTATATGATAAAACGGGCAAAAAACATGAAAGTTGTTGAAACTGTTTTCCAAAAACACAAAGACAAACAATCATACGCTAACGTTTCTGCTATAACAAGTATTAGTAAAAAAAGAATACAAAAAATAAATGATGAAGATCCCACTGGAAAAATTCAAATAAATGAAAAAGATTTAGAAAAAATAGAAAAACAAATATTAATAAGGTTTATAAAAAAGTTGAAATAATAAATTATATCTGGTATATTTAGTTTAATAATTCGCGGTGAAATCCCGCTTTCTACTTTAACAAGTAGCTCATTCCCGGTGAAATCCCGGTGACCAGATGTTAACTCATCTGGTCTTTTTTTATGAAATTTTATCGGGTAGTACACCTACCCTTATTATTTTTTACTTTTTTTGAGGAGGAGATCAAATGTCAATAAGAAAACAACCAAATGGAAAGTGGCATTACGATTTTGGATATGAAGGCAAACGTTATAAAAAGAAAGGTTTTAGAACTAAACGTGATGCAACTCAAGCAGAATCTATAGCACGCAATAAAGTGATGAAAGGTTTTGTAATCAACAATAAAACATCTTTTATCGACTATTACAATGATTGGATTAAAGTTAATAAGGAAGGTGTCGTTACAGACAAAGCCTATGCAACATTCAAAAATGCAATCAATCAATTTAAAACCTTTTTAGAGACTGAAAATTTCAGTGATGTTATTCTATCTGATTTAAACACTACCTTTTATCGCAAATTTATTAAATGGTATGGATCAAATCATTCGACAGAAACAGTTAGAAAAATACACAACTTCTATAGACGATGCAATTCAAGAACGTTTAATACACAAAGACCCTACTTACAAAGTTGTTGTTAAAGGAACTATACCCGCACAACGCGAAGAAGAAAAATTCATGAGTATTAAAGATTTTATCGGATTGAAAGAATACGTTGCTAATACTCCTATCCAATCCTATGTATTTATTTATATATTAATCATCACTGGTGGCCGTTTCGGAGAAGTACAACGATTGTGCAAATCTGATTTAAATTTTAAAGATTGTACAATACATCTACCAGGTACTAAAACAGAAACATCTGACAGAACAGTTGATGTTCCACTAACTGATATGAAAATATTACAAAATACTTTGGCGAAAATGCCAACAAGTTTATCCACTCAATTATTCAACACTGGAGTTTCATTAATTACACACAATGCAGTAACTAAAGTTATGCAAAAATATTGTTTAGAAAAACGTATTGGCAAATATACATTACACAGTATCAGACACACACATTGTTCTTACTTGTTACACAATGATGTATCAATTTATTACATTTCAAAAAGGTTAGGTCATAAAAGTATAAAAACTACAATGGACGTTTATTCTCATTTATTAGATGAAATAGAACAAAAAGAAAAAACAAAAGCTCTTGGAGCGTTGGAAAATATGAACGGGAACGTTATTTAA